GGAAACGGTACAAGACGCGATCGACTCGGTGCCAAAGCTGGCACACATTCAAGCGACAAATGCTGACGCATACGAGCTTGCCAAGCAGTTTGATGTTGCGCTTCGTGCACAACCCGCTTGGGCAGATAAACCTTTAGCAGAGCGCTTTGCAAAAGTTGTCGAAATGGTTGAAGGAACACTGGGCACGATTGATGTACCGGGCAGCAAGCCAGCACCACAACCTAGTGCAGAGGAGTTACGAAAAGCGGCAGAAGCAAGGGCAGCCAAAGCAGCCCAAGCAACACGTACCAACGTGCCAACGTCACTTTCCGAATTTCCAGTAGGCGATCCAGCGGCACAAGATGAACGCGAGGCAGCAGAAAGCATGAGTGCTTTACAACTAGCCGAGAAGTTTTCATCTATGACGCCCGATCAGATGGATGCGTGGTTCCGAACTCTTTAACTTAACGAGGTTTTAAAATGGCAACAAATATCGCAGTCGGTAGCGCCCTAGCGCGCAAAGTCTACTCGGTCGGACTGTTCACTCGCGTGCAACATTCACCTGGGTTCATGAATCTTCTAGCTGGCGAAATGCCAAAAGAAGGCTCTTTTGCAGCAAAAACCAAGGGTCAAACAAGCCCTGACTATCCAATCGTTAAAGCAGGCGACTTGGCTAAAGGCGCGGGCGACACGGTTTCGATTGACTTGTTCAACATTCTGCAAGGCAAACCAGTGATGGGCGATACGCGCATCGAAGGTCGCATGATGCAGATGACTTACAGCTCAATGGACGTTCGCATCAACCAGGTCCGTGGTGGTGCAGACTCGGGTGGCCGTATGACCCAAAAGCGTACCGTGCACAACTTGCGCAATATCTCCATGGCAGGCCTTCAGGCTTGGATGCAACGCCTTGAAGATCAAACTGCATTGGTGCACTTGGCCGGCGCTCGTGGCGCACAGGCAACAACTGACTGGGTGATTCCAACGAAATCGGACTCTGACTTTGATTCCATCATGGTCAACTCGGTTAAGGCCCCAACCAAGAACCGCTATTTTGCAGCAAACGATGCAACTGGCCCCGCTGACATTGGCACTAACGACGCATTGACTTTGCAAGACATTGACCGCATTGTGGCTCAACTGCGCGAAAGCTCTGTTGTAATGCAGTCTGTCAAAGTCAAAGGCGACGATCGTGCTTGGAATGATCCTTTGTGGGTAATGTTTGTCACCGAGCGTCAGTGGCTTTACCTCCAAGCGCGCACAGGTCAAACCACATGGCGCCAGGCCGTTCAGTACGCCTTTGAGCGCAAATCGGCAGCAGGCTCTAACAAGCACCCACTGTTTGACTCATACGAGACGATTATGTGGAATGGTGTTCTGATTAAACGCCTGAACCGCTATGCCATTCGTTTTGCGGCAGGCGACAGCGTGGTAACGGACACCGGCGGCTCAGATGGCCTGACCTACACCGAAAGCTCGGTCACTACTGCCGTACCGGTGGATCGCGCAATCATTGTTGGTGCACAAGCTCTGGCCAAGGCCTACGGCAAATCTGCTTCTGACTACTTCTACGACTGGTCAGAAAAAGAAGTTGATCACGGCAACAGCATTGAAACTGTAGCCGCTGCGATGACTGGCTCTGCCAAGATTCGCTTCAATATCGACGGTGCCGATACGGACTTTGGTGTGGCTGTTATTGACAGCTACTCACCAGATCCTTCAACAACCGCAGGTCGCAGTTTGCTGAGCTCGTAATTGAGAAATTCTCAACCATCGCTTTGATGGTTGAGTTTTCTTAACACAGACACACTTTTTGGAGAGTAAACATGGCAACAATCAATGCCCCCTCGTTACTAGACACCGTTTATTCAGGTGCCTGCCCCTTGGCAAATGCGCACGGTTACGTGACGTTAGCCGCTGCGGCTGCCGGTGACAAAGTTCGCTTGAACAAAGTCTACGCCGGTACAAAGATTTTTGACGTAAAAATGGTCAACGCTGCTCTTGGTGCAAGCACCACGGTCTCTGTTGGTTTTGAGTACATTAACGGCGAATCTGGCGGTGGCACTGCAAGTTTACTTGCGGCAACATCAACAGTCGCGGCAGCGGCAACACGCCAGGGCGCAATCGCCCCAGTCGTGTTGGAGTACGACGCATACATCATTGCAACAATCGCTGGCGGCGCAGCGACTGGCAAACTTGATGTGATCACTACCTATGAATTTAAAGGCGAGTAATCGCTTTTGAAAACATAGCGAGCAAGGGGCAGGGCTTTTAGCCTTCGCCCCTTTTTTTAACTAACCACGGAATAAACAATGGCAAACCTTGTGAAAGTAAAGTATGTCGGGAAAAAAGCCTCTGCTTTTGACAACATCGCTCGCTCGGGCGTGACTTGGCATGGCAATGGTGACGTGAAAGAAGTTACCGATGTTCAGGCCAAGCAATTGCTGAAATTCCCTGATCAATGGGCACTTGTCGATCCAGAAGATGCTCAACAGGTCAACGCTCCGGTTTCATTAACGGTAGTGGATGAAGATGGCGATACCGTTGTCGTTGATCCAGATGCTTTTAAAAAGTCATTTGAAAACATGACTAAAGGTGAGCTTGTTGCCTACGCAAAAAACAAGTGGAACAAAACGCTCGATGCCCGTAAATCAAGCAAGAGTTTGATTGATCAGATTGAAGAATGGGAACGCGATCTAGACGTTTCGATCGGCGTTGCAGAGTAGCTTTTGGGGTCGAATAGTTAGAACCCACGGATACTGTTCATACGCAAAATCTGGACTGTGCCGTGGCAACCTTTAACTATTCCGATCTCTTGCCGGAAGTGCTACCAAGCCTTGCGGCAGATCCGTCTGACCCAGTGACCGAGCACGCAATTAAGCGTGCCGTGATCCAGTTTTGTAGCGATTCATGGATATGGCGCTGGGTAGCAGATCCGATCAACTCAATAGCTGGTGAGTCAACTTACGATCTCGAGCCGGATTCGGGTGCCGACATAGCCGCAGTTCTTCGCGTGAGCTATGACGGATTGAAGTTAGAGAACAAAACTTTTGACTGGTTAGATCAAGAGATTCCAGGGTGGCAAGCAACATCAGCAAGCCCGAAATACTTTACGCAGGTTGACACCGAGCAGATCATCCTTGCCCCGGTTCCAGAGTCGAGCGTTTCCAATGCAATCTCTTTGACCTTGGCGCTTCAGCCTTCTCAATCATCGACCACGTTCCCAAAATGGATTTATACCCAGTATGGCTATCAATTGGCTCAGGGTGCAATGTCGTATTTGATGTTGATGCCAGATAAGGGTTGGTCAAATCCGCAGATTGGGGCCGCTTATATGGCCACGTTTCAAGCTGCCATTGCCTCTGCGCGTGCCGATGCGTTGGCAAGCCTTGGGCGCGCCACCACGCGCAGCAAGCCTCAACATTAAAAGGCAAAAACATGGGAACCGTACTTGCCTCAACCATTATCAGCAAGGCTCAAATCGTTTTAAACGACGTTGACGGTGTGCGCTGGACGAGTGACGAGTTGATTGGTTGGTTATGTGATGGGCAACGCGAGATCGTTATTCATAAGCCAAACGCTTACGTCAAAAACGAAAATATGCAACTTGTCGCCGGAACCCTACAGTCTTTGCCTGACGACGGTGTGCAACTAATTGATGTGGTCAAAAATTCAACGGGTCGCGTCATTCGCATTACTGGGCGCGAAACTTTAGACGCGGCAAATCCAAATTGGCACACAAGCACCGCAAGCAAGGTAGTTAAACATTACATGTACTCCATGCTTGATTCAAAGCATTTTTGGGTCTATCCGCCGCAACCAACTAGCAGTCCAGGCATTGTTAAGCTGATCTACTGCGCAAACCCACCCGACATTACCAGTGACGATGCGATCTCTGTTGATGATATTTATCAAACTGCTTTACTTGATTATGTGCTGTATCGAGCTTTTAACAAAGACACCGAATTTGCACCCGACACCAACAGGGCCGCTACGCACTACGGTGCTTTTATGGCGTCTTTGGGCGGTAAAGCAAAGGTCGAAGTAAGCGTTAGTCCAAATGCCGTGGCTCCTGCCACATCAAGTTTGCAGCCTATTGCAAGTTAAGGGGTAAAAATGTCACTCACCACTTGCGCAGTAAGTTTTTATGTGTACACGGACGATGGCGAGCCTGACGAGGGCGCAACCGTTTCGGCTATCCTAAATCAATACGAAGTCTACGATGGCTACGTTGTTCCAGACCTGATTTCAGGCACCACGGACAGCACGGGCTTGGCGATTCTCAATCTCTGGCCTAACGAGCTTGGCTCGACCGGCTCGATGTACACAATTAAAGTCACGTCAAGCACTGGCAAGAAATTGCGCACAACTGCCGTTGTTCCGAACCAAACCACGGCAAACATAGAGGATATTGCTGCTTTGCCGGCCTACGACGGCAAAAGCGATGCTGACGCCTCGATGACCATTGCTGTCACGGCGGCTAGCGAGGCTTTGACGAGTGCGACTAGCGCGGCGGGGTCTGCCACAACTGCAACGACTCAGGCATCGCTTGCTACGACAAAAGCGACAGCGGCGGCGAGTTCAGCAACAGCAGCTGCAACGAGTGCCACTACTGCAAGCACCTCGGCAACCAGCGCCTCAACGTCAGCCACCAGCGCAGCAACATCTGCGACTAGCGCTGCAACATCAGCCACGACTGTTGCTAACTCTTTGTCTAATTATCTTGCTAAGACAGGCGGCACGTTAACTGGCGCACTAATAGGCACGACGCTTAGCGGCGCATTTAACGGCAGCATAGGCGCGACAACGCCATCTACGGGCGCGTTCACAACGCTGTCAGCATCGTCAACCGTCTCAGGCGCAGGCTTTAGCAATTATCTTGCAAGCCCTCCTGCCATTGGTGGCACGTCTGCAAGTTCAGGCGCGTTCACCACCCTTTCGG